ACAAATATCGCACCATTGGTGCTGGTTATAGTTGCGAGTCAGACTCAACGTCATCCCAATCTTCCGGTGTAGAAAATCGGCATCGACCCAAGATAGCGGCGTATCCAATGAGATCGAGATACGAATCTTCGCGCTCTGGACTTTCCACCATTCGGCTGAGTTTTGTCGCGACAAAGACGAGTGCCACGTCAGCTGGGTCTCGGAGCTGAATACCGAGCAGCCTCGCGATTTTGAAAATGCGTAGAAGATTGAATCTCGGATCACCATATTCAAGCCCCCTGTCGTCGAGGGTGTTACCAGCATCCGAGAGCCAGTCACTTAACGATCTCTCTGACATAAGCGTTTGACGCCCTTCCTCGTTTGTAACCTTCGTTAAAGGCTTTGGCTTTTGCCGATTCAATAATCGAATAAATCCATAATCCAAATATTGGAAGTGCGCACATAATTGACGCTATTTGTTCAGCTGTGAGGTTATGCGACATCAGCGTTCACCCCAAATCGATCTAGCCAATAAGCTGAGATTTCTTCGCGGCTCAAGCGCCCTCTAACTGATTTTCTACCTAACGATTCAATTGCATATCTGCGAATAATTTGGCCTTTAACGTAATTTTTACCATCAGACCAAGCCCCCGAAGTAGAATCAAATCGAATTACTGTCGGCTCTTTTACCATTTAGTAATCATCTCCTTCATCTCATCATCTAGCTGAGCGACCGGATTTTCATTTGTTCGGGTATAAATATTGCCGTTGCTGTGAATTGAACCTTCGCCAACAACAAAACCCTTGTATTTAATATCGATCCCATCACCGACTTGTCCAAAAAATTTGAGTTCTTCGGTGACTTGGTAATACAAGTGAAACCCGTCGCCGGTGCTAACTGTGTAGGTGGGTTTCATCCAATCTTCAATCTGTCCACCATTACGAAAATCAACGTCCAAGACAACTAGACCGCTAGCTTGGCAGTTAATCCCGTAATTCATATTGGAATCGACCGAGAACCAAAAATCTATTAGTTTCCAGTCGTTAGTGGCGTCAAGGTGACCTCGTTTAATAAGGTCAAAATGAGGTAATTTGTTATGCGATTTAACTGGAAGGATTTTCCAACCATTCAAAACCGCTTGAGCAGCGTTACCTTTAATGGATTTATTCTCAGCAATAATGGCTAATTCTGTTGCTAATTTGCTCATATATGACATTTGTAGCTCCCTTCTAAACCCTCAAAATGGATTTAGTGGGATAAATCTATTTAATTAAATCTATTTATACAAGTAGGAGTTCGGAGTGTCGTATATCTAGGAAGCCACATAGCTTCTCAACCTTGCCGCTATTGGCAAAGTCAGTCTTATCTGGAAGGGCCTTTAATTGCCACTCAGGCTCGTTTATAGCCCCTAAATCGAACTGATAGACCCCTTGTGGGGTGGAGTTGATATAAAGCGTCCTAGCGCCCGTTCTAGCCCTTATATCGGCTAAGTAATCCCATTTCTTCTTCTCGATCAAAAGTGTGGGGTAGTGAGTGCGACGGCACTTCATCTCGATATATGCGTCGTGGGTAATGCCGTCTGCTCGGTCGGTTGCCGATAGTGGCGTTAAGTCCGGATAAACGGCTTTAAGCGCCTCGAATAACTCAACCTCGCGAAGGTAAATTAGACGTCTTCCTCGCCATCTTCCCACCCGATTTTTCTAATCGGATCTTGTGGGTCGATTACCCAGTCAGGCCAAGCGCTTCGATCCATAGCAAAGGCAAGAGCTAGGCCTTCGTCCATTCCATTACGACGACAAGTCTCGTAAATCTCTTTACAGGCAATTGCCCAGAAATCGAGCTTAGTAGGCAGCTCTTTAACTGTTCGGCGAGATTTAGCCGTTTTCTTGACCGGCTTTTTAACGCGCTTTCTTGTTGCCATTAGCCCCCACCTTCCTCGATAGGGCTAATTCTAACTGAGACTCCATTTTATCCAGGCGCGACACAATGGGGATATTTTCTAATTTGATAATGTAACGAAGGCCAGCGATAAGTAGGGCGATTGATCCGAGAACCGAAGCTACGAACCCAGCGATGGTATTGGCATCCATTACCGGACTCGGCCGTAACGCTCGTAGTTAGGGTTAAGCCAGTTGATAATGCTAGGCAAGACTGATACTAGCGCCGCATTTGCAATCGCATCGACATCCCAGCCCACCGCGAGGTATGTTGCGAGTGCTGTTGCTAGGAAGGTCTTGGCCCAGCTTTCCGCCATCTTCTTGAGGTCGCTCATTATTGTCTCCTTCGAGGTTAAACCAGCTTGAGTCGTTGTCTCCCAAAGTTGTAAAACTAATATGGAAATGAGATTTATGTGGGTTAGCCCCTTTGTATTTGCGCCATTTCCAATTTAAAATAGACGATGCAATACGGCCCTCATAAATAATATATTTAATGCGTTTATCCCCGCGCTTGGCTAACTTACGAATCTTCTCAACAACCGCATAAGCTTCTTCGGGATGAGCGTTTAAGTTGGCGTCAATATCTAAAGCTCTGACGATTCCTCGAGCGTCTGGTATATGGTCAGAATTACCTTTGGCAGTATGACGAGCATCAGCCACCCAACCATCAGAACGGCGGTCGCGATCAGGATAATCGTCATCAAGTTGCTCCCGAAGCTGTTGCCCAGCTTTACAAAGTTTCGCCATATTCCTACGAGATTGTGCCGTTTTCTTTGGCGGCTTCTAGTTCATCCCATACTGCCTTAGGCATTGAGGTAGAACCGTTTCCATTGTCAAAAACGATATATGTGATAAGACTTCCATCGGATTGCTCAACTACTATTTCATATTGCGTTGTCATAATTCTGCTCCGAATCCAAGATAGGCTGTGCTTGAACTGTTTGCCGATAATTGAAAATTACTACCTGCTGTTAGACCGGAAGCAACCGTAACATTCAACATCACAACATTAGGAGTTGAATCACCTGCTCCGATTGTTGGAACAGCAGACAATGCAGTGTTAATAGAACCATTATACAACCGATAATTTGAGGCGGTTCCTGTTGTATCTAAACTAGTTGGTGTTATCCTCATTGGAACGGGCATAACAACAGGCACAATTCCTTGCGTTGTGCTAAAGGCTACACCGCCACTTGCAAAAATGCCGGTAGATGCACCATTTGTATTCCGCCAATAATACCTTTGACAAGCGGCTAACTCGCCTTGAAGTGTGCCAGTTGCGGTTTGGAAGGCGGTGGCTACTGAGCCAGCCTCTAGTTGAACGCCCCAAAAATCAATAGTGTTTGTTTGAATACCTAATGAACCAGTTCGAGCATTGAAATCCGTTCCTGCGGAAGTCCATAATAGAACTCTCAATTCGCTAGTGTTAGCAGTTGTTCCGACAGTTTTACCGCTTAGAGAAGGTATGACTGTCGCTCCAGTAAATGTTACGGAGTATCTTTGCCAAGTCGTTCCTAACGTTACCTGTCCCCCATAAACCGTAACGCTGGCCGAGGGGCTACCACCGCTACCAAAAACTTGTTCTATTTCTACCGCCACTTTTGGAGTTCCACTTGCGGCTTTTGCCCAGAAAGAAATAGTTGCTGTTTGACCCGCTAGGGTTCTAACGTCCTCAATTCTTTGGGCTAATAAAGAAACTGCGTTAGTTGCAGTTTGACCAGTTGAAGCGACCCTTGCAAAATTTGTCGCTTCGTATCCAGAAACTGGTGCAGCACCAGCGGTGAAAGTTTGAGCGGAATAGGTGATTGTTCCATCGACTGCCGATAAACGCCATCTATCGAAGCCGTAACCGCTGCTTGTCGATGAAGTAAATGCTCTCTGATTGATTGTGAAGTCAGCATTAATTAATTTGTTTTTAGCAGCCGCATAATTACCCTGCCAACGAAGCCCAGTAGTAGCGGCACTATCCGCGACAAGTGTGTCGCCATTTGAGCCGACTGCTAAGCGAGCTGGAGTGTCTGCTGCGGTGGCGGTGATGAGATCGCCTTTGGCGTCAACAATAGCGTTTTGAATTGCGTTGGCATCGTCGCTAGTAACCCAACTAAAATCCATATCTGTATTGGAAGTCTTTGATAAAACCTGTCCGGTCGTTCCGCCTTTGAGATCGACTAAAGAAGTGTCGATGGCGTTGCCAAGTGTGCGCATCGCAAGAGCGCCATCTTTAACAAGGTCGGTATCGTCAGGGGTTTCCCATCCGAAGTTCGTTGTGTTTGCCATTAGCTAATGACTCCTATCGCGTCTTGCCATTCTAAGGTATTGAGCACACTATTCCAGCTTTCTGCTGGATTGACTTGCTCCCAACGCTGCCAGTAGCCCGAGTAGCTCAGCG